TGTTATACACCAAGCATGGCAAAGAGGAACTTGGATACTTTGCACAAGATGTTCAAGGAATACTACCAAGTGCGGTGACAAAAGGAACAAATGGTTTATTAAACTTGTCCTATCGTGAGGTATTGGTTGCTAAGGTGCAATCATTAGAACAAAGAGTTAAACAATTAGAAACGCAATTAAATTTAGGATAATATGCCTTGGTCATCATTAGCGACAAATCAATGTGTGAGTTTAAATAATCTGCGAGATGCCGTAGCAAATGGGGTATTTATAGCCATTAGTGCTATCCCCGCAAGTGATAAGGAAATCACCAAAACCGAGGCATTGGCTTATGTTGATATTCAAACAAGTCCATTGTCATCCAAGGCATCTAACCAATTGGTTGTCAAGAATAATTTAAGTGCAAAGGTCTATACCTATCAAAGATATGATTTAAGTCCAACCGCTTGTACAACAAGTAATCCTATACCATTTTGGTCGTATTTAGATATTCCTTATGGCTCATACAACCTTAATGGAACGGGTAGTTTATATCAAATCATACCATCAACACACACCACATTTACCAATCAAATAACATCTTATGTGTCGGTGATTTGTACACCCGTTATACAATACACATACCTTCGTTATGACCTTAATTTAACAAATTGTACTACAAGTAATCCAATTCAATTTTGGTCATATTTGAATTTAACTAATGGTAATTATACTATAAATGGTGGTGGTAGTATTTATTCTATTCAAGCAAGTAGTCATTCAAATTTTAGTAATCAAATTACATCTGCAAACGTAGCTTCTTGTACGGGAGAAGTTAGATACACATACATTTATTATACATTTAATCCATGTACTTGTGCATTAACTTATGGAGGACAATTTTATTCAAATGAATCTAAAACTACGGGTTATTATTATTTAATAGCACCTAATACTCAAACTTTTGAGATATACGTTGTACCAAATACTCACACAAATTATAGTTTATATTTGAATTTTACAGGTGTATCACCTGGTTGTGTTCCAAAATGTAAAACATACGTTTTTTACAATAGTAATCCTTTTGGATTTAATTTAAGTGAAACATTTACTTACATTGATTGTACAACAGGAACATCTACATCACTTACATTAGCACCTTTCGCATCAACTACAAGATGTGTAAAAGAAAATACGGTTCCTCCCGCAGGGAATAGAGGTGATTACCCTTATACATTTGATGAGTGTTGTACATAGCATTATAATTATAAAATTTAATAAACTATATTTGTTGTATAAAACCCAAAACAAATGAATAAATTTATAACAATAATGAAAGCGTGGGGGATTGCAAGTTTCCACAACGAGGAACAAAAGCAATTAGCCGAGGAACGAATGGAGGTATGTAATTCTTGTGAGTTTTTAGCAGAAGTCAACATGAGTGATATAAGTGGTAATTTAATTGATAATTACTTTATGTGTAGAGGTTGTGGGTGTCCAATAAAGACAAAGATTTACACACCAAAGAGTTCACCAAAAGAACATAAATGCCCACAAGGCAAATGGATTGATTAATAACTTAAACAAAAACAAAAAAATGAAAAAGACTTACAAGGATTTGTACATGGTAGTAGCTTATACTGCAGCGAATATAATGAACGAATCAACAAAAGGACAAAAGAAACTTGGTATTATTCGTAAGAAATTACAAATTTACTTAGATGAGTACAATGAGAAAAGAGATGAGTTACGCTTAAACAACGCAAGTGTTGATGAGAAAGGTAACTTAATCTTAGATGAAAAAGGAGAATACAAGTTCTCTAAGGAAGCATTAAAGAAATTATCTCAAGAGGTAAAAGATTTAAGTGACCAAGAATTTGATTATACACCAATTGAAATTAGTAAGCCCGATGATATGGAATTATACACATTCTTGGATGGTTGGGTAAATGGAGTTAAATTTGAAAAAGAAGAAGAAATAGAATTATAATAATCAAGCATGGCTAATACATATTTGTGGACAATAGTACAATTAGATTGTGCTACTCACATTCCCGAAGTTCAAGATTACGTTGTTACTGCTCATTGGAGATATGGTGTAACCAATGGTACTATTTCCACGGATATGTATGGTGCTACTGGTTTTGTTGTTGACCCTGAGACACCAAACTTTATTCCTTACGAAGACTTACAAGAGTCAGATGTTATTGGTTGGTTAGAAGGTACTTTAGATGTTCCTGCAATGCAAACATCATTAGATACTCAATTAGAAAATATCATTAACCCTCCTATTGTTTCACCTCCACTTCCTTGGAATGTAGCCCCTACTGAATAGTCATGATGGATTTGTTTGATAAAGACCTTATTTTACCAAGTTTGTTTTCTGCAATAGCAGGGTTATTCGGTTGGCTAATTGGTAAAAAGAAAGAGAATGTAGAAATACAAGGTAGTGAGATTACTAACGTTCAAGAAGCAATTAAAATTTGGAGAGAGATGGCAACTGACATGAAAGCTGAAGTAGCTGACTTGAAAGAGAAAGTTGAAACATTAACTACCGAGATTCATACTTTAAGAGCCGAAAACGTGGAGTTACGCACCAAATTAGGTCTAACAAATGAAGATAACCAAAATAAGCAATAAGGGATTAGACATAATCAAGAAATATGAAGGATTTAGTTCTAAGCCTTATTTATGCCCATCCAAAGTGATTACAATAGGATACGGCTCAACATATTACGAAGATGGGAGCAAGGTTAAATTAACCGACTCCCCGATAACACAAGAGAGAGCCACCGAATTATTGGAGGCTCTTTTAGTTTCTTTTGAACGTGCAGTAGATTCCTATTGCATTGATACTCTTAATCAAAACCAATTCGATTCCTTGGTGTCCTTTGCCTATAATTGTGGTGTAGGAAACTTGAAATCTTCAACCTTATTACGCAAAGTCAATGTCAATCCCAATAATCCAACAATCAAAGATGAATTTCTTAAATGGACTAAAGGTGGAGGCAAAACATTAAGTGGATTAGTAAGGAGAAGAACCGAGGAGGCTCAACTTTACTTCTCATGAAAAACACTATTCTCCTTATTTTTGCGTTGATTATCTTCGCAAATTGTAAATCTACTAAATCCACAAGTATTGTCGAGAAACTTAGGATAGATACTATTCGTGATATACGAACAGTTGAGAAATTTAAAGCAGTACACGATACTCTAACCATTACTAATCCATGCGATTCTAATGGCATCTTAACCACTTTCTACTCTAAAGTGAGACTACCACAAGGCCAAGTAATTATAAGGTCTTACAAGGGCAATATTAAAGCCACAATAGATTTAGATTCAATCTCTAATGTGTACGATTTAAAGTATAAGTCTAAGTATAATCAAGAAGTTAAATTATTTGAGAAAGAAGTAGTCAAGAATGTTGTACCAACTTGGGCAATAGTTACTATATTCTTTGAGTCATTAATAATTATCGGATATTTATACTTCCGATTTATAAATCCATTTAAATAATGAGCAAAGACCACAAAATAGAAGCCGTAAAGAAGCATTTTTATGGCTCTAAATTAGGAAAGAAAGATTTTTGCGTGAAGTTCCATAATCAATATGGTTATGCTAATTGGCATCAATTAAAGAAGTTCATGAATATGAATAAAATTTTAATGAGTGAAAGGTCATTAGAATATATTCAATCTTCGGTTAAGATAGAAGATACCATTAATTATGACTTAGACTTAATTGATAATTTTGGAATTGCTGATTCATTAAGTAATGAGTATATCTCACAAATATTACCCGAAGAAATAAAGAAGGTTGGTGTATTATCTGACATACACTTTCCATATCATTCCTTAGAAGCCTTAACTATTGCAATTAAACATCTTAGACAAGAGAATATTGATTGCTTGTATCTTAATGGTGATATAATGGACTTCTATTCTATCTCAAGACATGAGAAAGATAAAGACCTTCGTGACTTTAAAAGAGAGGTGGATATGAGTAGAGATTTCTTAAAGAAGTTAAGAGATTTATTCCCTTATATTCCTATCTATTATAAGTTAGGTAATCACGAAAATAGATGGGCTAAATCATTACAAACACAAGCTGAGGAGTTTGCCCAATTGCATGATTTACAATTTGACATATTCTTTCATTTAGATAAACTACAATTTAACGTAGTTAATGATTGGCAAGGAATGGAAATGGGTGATTTACTTGTACTCCATGGGCATGAATTGTATGGTGCAGGGGGAGTTAACCCATCCCAAAACTTAATGAATAAAACTTTGTGTAATACCTTAATGGGTCACGTTCATCGTACATCAACTACACAAAAGAAAAATGGATTTAAAGAGTTTGTCAATACTTACACTACTGGTTGTTTAACAGTTCTATCTCCAAAATATATGCCATTCTCCATGCACAATCATGGTTTTGCAATAGTTGAAATACAAGATGGCAAATCAAAAGTTAAAAATTTAATGATTAGGGATGGTAAAATATGTTTTTAGGAACTGAATAATTTTAATACCTTTACCATTGCGTTTTTCGTTGATTTGTTTTGTGGTTAGGTTTGGCAAGGGTGGCAAATATTGTCACCTTTTGCTTTATACAAAAATCCCCAATACCATAGGCAAAGGGGATTCTAACTTTTTGGAAAATCAAATCAAAGTCTTAAAAGCCTGAGGGCTTATTTGTTATCGGGTCAAATTCTCTAATCTTACTTGTTGCAACATCAATATACATATCTGCGGTTCTTGTGTCTCCATCTCTGTTCTTACAAAATATGTATTCAATCTTATTGGTAAACTCGAAGTTTGCATCACCTTCTTCTTTTGCTTTTTCGTAGGCATAATAGTCTTCTCTATGTAATCCAATTACAACAGATGCACTTTGCTCTAATTTACCTGATGACCTTAAATCACTTAATCTTGGTCTATGTGAAGCTCTTGCCTCATTAGAACGATTTAATTGTGCTGCACATAAAAATGGTATATTTAATTTCTTGGATAACAATTGTATTTTATCAGCTACACTACCTACTATTTCAGTTTCGTTTGAACTTCTAATTGTGTTATCAGTCATTAATTGGATATAATCAATTGCAACCATTTTAATATTCTTTTCTCTGACAATCTTTTGTATAAGATTAGTTAA